AATCGACCACAAATACGACTATTTGTTTTAAAGCCGTAAATGCCATCGATAACATTGATAATTTCTTTTCCTAATGCTCCATGCGTTGGTGCTGTTTTAAAGCGACTGCAAATTTTATAATTTATCTGCCATGCATATGTGCCAGCATATAATAAAATAAATTCGTTTAACTCATTTAAAAGAATGTAAATGCCTACACCTGCAGTTTTAATACGCTTAACCAAAGTATCCGGAATAGTTTTAGCTGAAGCACGAATATTGAGTAATAGTGTAGCTGGCTCAAAATCACGCCACCCTTCCTCGAATCCAACAAAATCATTACCCATATAGGCATCCATAATCTGATTCATGGTGTCAATATCGCCCTCCGAAAGATTGAGCATGCATTGAATTTTTATCATTTTGCGATATTCTTCATCATCCCAACCACCGCGAGAAATGCCCTCATCTTTGCCTAGTCGATCTAATCCGTATCCTTCTGCTTGGTCCACATCCCAATACTTTAAAATGGTTTTTTGTATAGCTAAATTTTCCACACCATTTTCAGCAATAATTTTTAGCAATTTATAGTTATTACTATCTTTCTCGCGTGTGAAATGGCGCGGCATACGTTCCAATAAAGTTTGTAATCGCTGGTTAGTCAAGAGGCAACACCTCGATTTTGCTCTCGTCTGTTTCAGCTACTTCAGGAAAAGCAATGGCGACATTTTTTGGCTCATAAGTATTACCATCCAATGAAAACTCAACACGAACATCCTCAACTCCATCTATAGATAACACACGGGCCTCGGCTTTTGTACAAACGACATCTTTACTCATACCTACACCATGATGCAGTATGCTATCGTATGTACCACCAATGTATTTGACTACTTGACCAATAACTAACTCATCCCCATTTAACGGATACTGGTTGCTTTTTTCAACGTACACCCTAACATGCACTACTACAGTTGTCGCACGTGTAAAGCCAATTTCATGCGTTATACCACGACTATCCGTAAAGTTGTAAACCGTTGAACCATATGCTTGTATTCCTCCACCCTTTTTGCGAAAAATAGCCATCGCTACATCTTCATCTAAACCACCTAACACAACCGTTTCAACACTGTGTGGTGGGCGTCCTTCTGCATCTTCAACATTAGTGTCATTTTCAATTGCAATAGCAGCTCGTACCCCTTCCACTTCATCAAGTACATTTGCTTCGATGGATTCTACACGTCTAAAACCTACTTTTCCGAGAGAATCATAATAACGGTCCTGCAATTCTTCATCTGTTTCCTCATCTTGCCCATTAAAAAAAGCATCTGTATTCGTTACCGAATTAATGCCGCTTTGTGGATTCACAATTACACTTATATCTCCTGGTTCTACATTGCCTATTGCCCCATATTCAAGGGCTTCAACATCTACACGATAGTTGCCATCTTCCACTGCATCTATAGCCTCTAAAGCTTTAAAATACACGTTGTACTTTGTTCTAAATAGATCGCCTATATTAATATTTGCGCCTTTGTCTAAATTGACGATAACCTCACCAGTTGCTTTAATCCACCGTTTGCGAGTAATAACACGTTTGACATTAGCTTCTAGTGGTGCACCCTCCGAAGTATCCACAAAGCGAGCATTGTAGACCATTTCAAGTTGTTCATTGTCTTCAGCTCGTTGTTGCGCCTGCAAATGAATGAATTTCCCCAATGGTGTGCGGTCTGATAAATCGGCATCCTCACCAAATAAATCCCTTGCTTGCTCCTCAATTATTGGCAAATAATCAGCCGTTCGTTGCCTCTTAAATCCCGTTTTGGTTAACAATAACCTCCCCTCCAATCTCACGCCCTTCTACTGTTCTTGCTCTGAAATTAATTGTAAGGTGGCGTTTAATACGGTTGAAATCATACTCCACACTGAGAACCTCTGCTACTCGTGGTTCCTGATATAAACAATCATGCATAGCTTGCACCACTTGCTTTTTATTGGGTATCTTTTGCTCAATGACTGCTCTACGAAAGCCATGATTATCATTGAACATCCATTCACCAACTGCTGTACGCAACAGATGCTTTAAATTTTGTATGAGCTGCTCATCCCCGTATACCAGTTCGTTAAATACCCAATCGCCGTCATCGTTATACTTAAAAGTATGCATCCTATCACCCTCTATCGTTAACAAAAACGTTTGGGCTGTGTGTCTTGCCCATAGATGATCCACAGGCTGTTAGGTCATCCACACGGCACAATTGCTTTTTGTTAATGAATACGTTAGGACTACCTGTTGCTGCCACTGAATCATGACATATAGAGCCGCAACAATGTGTCATCCAATGGTCCCCTACTCGATGAGCAGGTATGCCGTTAATAAACACATTGTGACTCCCCTCGTCATTTGGGCGAGGCACAAAACAGCCATGACCTTTACATACATCGCCCTTTCGAATTGCCGCTCCCATAGAATTACCTCCCTAGTTAAGCCAAAGATTTTTACATTCTATAACAACATCTTTTTTAGAAATGATATTGATATTTTCCTCA